GCCGAGTGCGGCGGGCGTCCCGGCGCGGCCGTGGTGACGATGAGCCGGCCGCCCGGCGCGCACGCCGCGAACGCGGTCCGGCAGATCGCCCGCCACGCCGCGGTGTGCTCGAACGTCTCCGCGCAGATCACCAGGTCCCACGTCCGGCCGTCCGGGTCCCAGGCGGCGGCGTCAGCCACGATATCCACGTCGTCACCGGGGCGGATGTCCAGCACCGTGTAGGCGGCGGCGGGAAACAACTGCTGCGGGGAGCCGTTAACGTCCCTCCCGCCGATGTCCAGCACCGTCACCGGCTCCGTGGTCGCGTGCTTCGCGATCCACTCCATCGCCTGGTCATGCATGCCCGGGTATCTCCAGGTGCGGCGTTCCGCCGCCATCGCGCACGTCAACCCGGACGCCGAACAGGCAGTCCTCTGGCCCGGGATCGTCGACGCCATCATCCGGGTAGACGGCTCCCGCAGCGCGGGCTGTTGCGCGTACCTGCTTGTACGAGTCAAGGTCCATCACCCAGAGGGCGCGGGGGTTGAGGTCCCAGGGGGCAGAATCGCCGAACTCGGCGACCATCATCGCGTAGAGATCCCGCAGCATCACGTCAGGCACCGTACTCCGCCAGCCTGGCCTCGAACAGCGCCTTGTCCGCCTCGATGTGCCCGCGGCCCAGCGCGTACGTGTCGTCGTCGGCGGCCAGGCCCCACAGCGGGTGCAGGTGCTCGACCTTGGAGTGGAACGCCATCGCCCACGTGTCGCGCTGCTTCGCGGCCGTCACCATCTCGTCGTCAACGAACCAGTGCCTGAAACCTTCGTGCGCCACGATCCCCGGGCCGTCCCAGGAGGCGCCCTGCTCGTCGATGTAGGCGCGGCGGATCATCGGATGCGGCGAGTGGTCCCCGGCGGTGACGCGGGGGTTGTGCAGGTCGTTCGTGCCCACCACGTCGGCGCCGTCGCGGGCGGCGTGCTGCGCCTGGTCCAGCCACCCGGGGCAGAACTTCACGTCGTCGCCGGTGAGCAGCAGCCACGGCTCCCTGGTTTCCCGGTAGCCGATGTTGGCCTTCTGCGCGAACGTCCCCGGCCCGGCACCGCTATCACGGAGTATCACCTGGGCGCCGGCGTACAGCCACGCCTCTGCGGTCTCCGGGTCGTCCGCGTCGGCGACCGCGTACACATGGGCCAGGTCAGCGCCGGACGCCTTCAGCGACGCCATGAACGGCGCCGCGTTGGCAGGCCGCCGGAGCACCGGGACGATCACCGCCGTCTCCTCCGTCGCCGCCGGAACCGGCGGGACCAGCTGCGACAGCGCCACCTGCCCGTAATAGTCGTCCTCAGCCAGCCACAGCGTCTTCTGGTGCGTCGTCTGCACGCCCGTGTGGACGTGGATCGGGATATCCAGCGCCCCGGCGCGCAGGCACAGCGCCAGGTCCTCGGACAGCAGCTGCCCGGTCGTCGTGTTCGGCACCCGGTCATACCAGACCCGCCCGAACCTGGCCTCGACCCGCTCGAACACCGACCGGTGCACCAGGATGCACGCCGAACCGGTCCCGCCGACCCGGGTCAGCGCGTCCGGCGGGTACTTCCACCGGACCGTGAAACCCATCTGCCCGTCATCCAGGACCGCCCAGTCGAACACCGTAGGCGCGGCGCGGCACCGCCATCCGCCCATCCCGTCCGGGGCGGCCTCCTGCTGCGTGAACGCCAGCCCCCCGACCATCGGCCGCTCCACCGGGTCGGCCACCGCCAGGAGCCGGTCTATGGTGTCCGGGGCGAACCCCATGTCGGTGTCGATCCAGAACAGCCAGTCGGCCTGCCGCTCCCCGAGGAACAGCTTCACCGCGTTGTTCCGGGCGCTGGCCAGCCCGTCGGTGCCGCATTTGTACGCCACGTAGCCGCCGCGCAGGATCCGCGCCTCATGCGCGAAGTCCCACCCGATCAGCTCGATCACCGAGTGGTGCCAGGAGTAGGCGACGTCCCTGCCGTTGTAGACGTACCCGACGGCGACCGCGCCCGCCCGGTCCTCCGGCGTAAGCTCAGCCACGCCGCACCGCGGCCCGCTTCTCGCCCGGCCCGGCCGTCGCCTGCTCCACCGGCGGCTCGGCCAGCTCAGCCGGCGGGTCGCCGGACCACTGGACGCCGTACCGCGGGTCCGGCGAGAACGCGTCCGGCATCGCCTTCACCACCGGGTCATCAGCGGGCCAGTGCTCACCCTGCCGGATGGCCCGGTGCGCCTCCGCCACCCAGGCGTTGTACTTCACGTAGACAACATCCATGATCACTCCCGAGGTTGGGCCGGCGCCTAGGCTGCTGGCATGAGCCGTACTGTGCTGTTCGCCGGCGGTCCGCTGCACGGCACGACGATGACGGTCGATGACGACGCGTATACCGTGTGCGCCCTTGAACCGGCCGAGGTTCCCCTTGACCCGTTCGCCCTGGACGTGATGCCGCCGGTACCCCGGCAGGTGGCCTACAAGCTGTCCAGGCTCGCGATGTGCGGGCGCGTCATCTGGATCGGCCATCTCGGCGCCGCGCCGGACGAGGACCTGGCGTTCGAGGTGCTCACCAGTGACGGCGCCAAGCAGGCATCCGTCCTGGCCTTGCCCGCTTAGTAGATGAAGGCGTCGAGCGTGTTCGTCACGTTCGTGTTCACCGAGTACGTCACCCGCAGGTACCGCACCGGGATGGCCGACGGGATCAGCTTCAGGACGGTGACCGCGGAGGAGATCACGAACGTGGTGATGACCAGCGTCTGCGGCGACGCCGAATCGGCGTACTGGACCGCGAAGAAGTTCACGTTGTCCGGCGACCCCTCGACCGCGTACGTGCACGTCGGGGTCGCGCCGGCAGCCGTGGTCAGCCGCAGCAGGACAGGGCCGATAGACCCGCCGCGGTCCACGACGTTAGTCGACGGGCCGTTGCCGGCCTGGGTCGTGGACAGGTTCGCCACGGCCATGCCCGGCGCCTTGACGCCGAAGCTCCCCGGGTTCAGGCTGCCCGACGCCGCGATAACCGCCATGTGTCACCCTTCCGCAGGCTTGGCGGCGGCCCGGGACACCTCGGGGGGCCCCGGGCCGCCGGTCTGTTCAGGCGCCGGTCATCGACGCGCCCAGCGCGTTGAGCTGCGTCTCGACCGCGGCAGCCAGGGACGACTGCCCGTTGGAGGTGAAGATCAGCCACTGCGCCATCAGGATCTGAATCGCCGCGCTGCACGAATCACCCGCGGGCTGGTAGGTAGCCACAGGCCTGGCCCCTTCCTGCTATTCGACGCCGAGTTCCGCCAGTTGCGCGTCCACGGCGGCGGCCGCGTCATCATCGCCGTTGCTGACGGCGATGGCCCGGTGCGCGAGGAGGTTCTGCACCACCGGGTTCGTGGACGCCGCCGCGTCACCCAGCACCACGGGCGGCGGGGCCTTCGGTGCCGCGGCCTTCTGCTCGGCAGGCTTCTGGTCAGCCATCGGTCAGGAGTTCGCGACGAGGAGGCGGAACCCGGCCGTGTTCGACGAGTCCGACCCGATCCGTGCGTAAGCGAACCAGCCCCGCTGTCCCGTCGGGACGGCCGGCCCAGTGCCGGCCGTGACCTGCTGGAACAGCTGCGGGACGAGCTCGACGCTCATCCCTCCGTTGCGCGCCACGACGAAGTTGCTGAAGTCCCCGACGATGGCCTGACCCTCGGCGGTGGTCGTCCAGGTGGTGGTGTCGGGCATGTACGCCGACTCGTAGACGGGCCGGTTGAACAGCTGGTCGGCCCACCCTTCCGGCAGGTTGACGGTGTAGCCGTGGAAGACGTTGGCCGCGCCGATCTGCCGGATCGCGTTGTTCACGCCGACGCTCATCAGCCACGACGCGTTCCGGCGGTACTTCTGGGGGAGCGCCTTCCACACCAGGTACGGGTCGGGGGCGCCGATGCTGCCGCCGGTGGTGACCTTCACCCGGTCGCCGGCGGTCGCGCTGATCGCGGTGAGGATGCCCTTCGGCTCGTTCGTGCCGGACCCGACGGTGAACTTCTGCACGAGCAGCTCGTCGTACCCCTGCGCGAGCAGGGTGCCCATCTCCGATGCGAACCCCGGGTAGTCCATCCCGACCTCGATCGAGTAGGGGATGAACCCGCGGGCCATGTGCACCAGCACGGACGGCTGCGCCAGCGTCGGGGAGTTGTCCGTGGTCGCCGCGGCCTCAGTCTGGAACGCCCAGGTGACACCCGCGCTGGACACGCCCTTCCACTGGTTCGTGTTGACGGTCACCTGCTTGGCGATGGCCAGGAACGGGTTCCCGGACTCCTGCGCGGTCAGGATGATCGAGGGGTCGATGAACACCGGGATGCCGAACCCGCCCGCCGTGGTGGTCCAGTCGCCCAGGGCGCGGAACTCGTACCACGCCTGGACGGCCCGGTTCTCCTCCGGCGTCAGGACCGGGTGGACGTCGGTGACCATCTTCATCCACGCCGTGCGGTAGTCCTCGTTCTCGGTGACCAGGATGCGGCGGGCCAGGACCGTGTCGCGGCGGAGCATCTTGTCGACCTGGGTCTTCTGCGCGTCGGACAGGTCGCCGGCGTCGCGGGAGTCCAGGACCCGCAGGGCCTTGTCCCGCGCCTCGGTGTTGGTCAGGCGCCGCGTGTCCCCGGCCGGGTCGTCGAGGCCGTACCGGATGTTGGCCATGGCCTGCTGCACGACGGCGGGGCGGCGGCGGAACACCTCGGCGATCTTGGTGTGCTTGTCGAGCTTCTCGACGATGCTGGTGCGCAGGTCCATGCCGAGGTTGAACGCGGACTCTTCCTCGTCGGTCAGGTCGCGGAGCTCGCCCTCGTCGGACTGGTGCAGCGACTTCAGGTGCGCGTCCAGGACTTCGAGCATCTTGCGGAGCTCGTCGGGGGTGCGGCCGCGCAGGTCGTCCATGCTTTCGGGCATGAACGGCTCCTGCACCTCGGTCTTGTTCTCAGGCATACGGTTGTCTCCTCATGCGCCAGGCGCGGCCCCGCAGGGCCGCCCGGTTGTCAGTGGCAGTGGGTGACGTCTCGCCGTTTCCTGGCTGCACGTCCGTGCTCTCACCGCCGGGGGCGCTCCGCGCGCCGTCCCGCCCGGTGAAGTCCTCTAGTGGCAGGCCGGAGCGGACTCCGGCTTCGATGAGTTCCGCGGACAGGCCGGCCGCCCGCACCGCGTCCGCGAACGCGGGGGCATCCGCCTGCCGCAGCCGGCTGTAGAACTCGTCGGTGCCCGACCTGACCGCAGCGGTAGCACCGGGGTTCGCGGGGAACGTCACCGGGCCGAACTCCAGCACCTTCATCGCCGTGATCGTCCGCTCCGGGAGGCCGTCCGGGTTGTCCTCGGACCGGGCGGGCTTGTCGTCCCACTCGTCGCCGGTGACCCGCATCCGCATCGACGCCCCGTACACCTTCGCCTTCAGGCCCGGCAGCAGGTCCCGGTTGTACGACGTGTCGAACAGCGGCACCTCGTAGTGGGGGCCGTCGGAGCGCTCGGCGAGCGACGCGATAGGACCCAGTACCTTGTTGCCGATCTGGGCGTCCATCCCGTGGTCGAACAGGACCCGCATCGAGTCCTTGTTGTCCCGGATCGTGTCCGCGGTCGCGCCGGGGGCGACCCGCTCGAGGAAGTCGCCCTCCATCTTCGACGACACCCGGTACCAGCGGCCGAACTCGGAGAACCGGCCCGTCAGCGTCCCCAGCGAGCCGTCTTCCGCCGGCTGCAGCTCCATGCCGCCGCCGGAGCGTACGACGTCCAGGGCAGGCGCGAAGTGCGTCATGTGCTTCTCCATTGCCGCGTGGGTCGCCGGCCAGATGCCGAGCGCGTCGTGGTGCGCCTTCGCGCAGTAGCCCTTCGGGTCGGCGATGAACTTGCCGAGGTGCATCACGCACCGGTCGAAATCCCCTGGAGTACCGGTAAGCCCCAGCCGATTTTCGCGGCGCCTTCTCCATGCACCCAGTACTCGTGCAGCTTGGCTGTGCCTTTGGGGTTGGTGACAGCCCCGGCGGCACGTTCGGCGTCGTTATCGCTGGTCATACGGCATCACCTCCCTCAGGGGCTGGTTGCCGGGGGCGCCTTCTGCGCCTCGGGCTTGACCGTGGGAGCCGCGCCGTTTCCCGGCGGCAACTGGGGTGCCGGCGATCCGGGCGCCGTGGGAGCCGCCCCCGGCCGCTGCAGCTGGACGGAGATGAGCCCCGTGTGCCTGAGGAGGGAGACGTCCTGCCCGCGGACCGCCGCGACCGCCGAATCCGCGGTGAACCCCTCCCGCAGGTAGGCGTTGATTGTCATCGCCTTCACCTGCTCGATATCCGCGGCGTCCTTGGCGTCCTCCCGCAGGATCGGCATGTCCGCCGTGTCGAACCACAGCTCCGCGTCCGCCGGGACCTTCACCACCGGCGCGAGCGAGTTCGCCAGGTCCTGCAGCGACGGGTACACCCACGTGTCCGCGAAGTTCCGCCGCGCCGCGGAGAAGTTCCCCGCGTTCAGGCTGGATCCGGCCAGGCCCTCCGAGATGCCCAGCAGCGACGCCGGGACCCGCGACAACACGCTCAGCCGCGTCTCATTCGCGCCCTGCACCGCTTTCAGGTCCAGCTCGGCCAGGTTC